GGCTTGTAGAGCTTCGCCGAACTGGGCGTAAGTTATGTTGTTGTTTGCGAGGAAGTTGGCCAGACCGAGCATTCCGAATCCGACTTGCCTATCGATATCTGGCGTAAGATACTCTCCAGATTCTCCAACCCCTGTCCTACCATGGAGTTCACACAAGCTGGACATGCCTGTACTGAAACCCTTTTGTAAGTCGCCGATACGACAGGCACTGAGATTGAGGTGCTGTAACAAGCATGTTCCACGTGAGGGCAAGTAAACCTCAAGACAGACGTTGCTGTAGATTCTTTCATTGTTTTGATCGTGTTTTATTTTGTTAAGCCAAATGTCTCCTCTTGCAATTCCTCTAATAATTGCTTCCTTTGTTGAAGCTTTTGAATTACGCCAGAGGTCTGGGGTGAGGTCAACACATCGTTTAACCCATGGGAGTTCTTCTCTTTCTGCGAGCACGAACTCAATAATATCGGCGTGATCAATGTCAAGGTGAAGAACACACGCGCCGTTGCGATAGGTGCCACCTCTTCTAAGTATTTCATTTAATGTTGAGTAGAATTTTGCGAATGAGACTGGTCCTGATGCAACGAGTGAATCAGGTCCTTTATTTGTTGTTGTTCCTGCTGGTCTAAGTTTCGACAAGTGGACTGCGACGCCAGCTCCATATCTAAGAGCATGCGATACAAATCTCCAGCTTTTTTCGATGCCATTTGGTCCTTCCATTGAGTCTTCAACAACGAAGACAGTGCATGATACGGGTAGACGTGAGGATGGATTGTCAATCCATTGCTGGACCCTTCCGGTCCTAGCTATGATGTTTGGTTCGGTATTCAATTTCGTTCTGTAAGTAATGGACTGCTTTTTTTAAATCTTCTATGTGGTTTTCTTTATATCCAGATCTGCATGTATATTTAATTACGTTTCCGAGATGGAATCCGAGTCCTTGGTCTCTAATAAAATCCCAAACATCAATGGCACCTCGTCTGTAGTACGAGGGTCCGTGGTCGTTGGTGGTTTCGGCCATTTATCTAATAGTGTTTTTATAGTATTTCCTAAAACAAATGCTTGTTTTTGTAATGCAAGGAGGACAATAATAATGTCCTCTTTTTTAGTTTCAGGTTTATTTAATAGCAAGTCCATCTGACGGAGCTTCAGCTTCTGTTCCAGAGTTAACTCGATACTCGGCTGAGGGGGTCCATAAGATTGGTTCTTTTTTCTCGTGGTCATAATCGTTAGTCGTTAATATCCGTGCAAGTTGTGCATTTATTAATGCATCTTTTTCAGTCATGCCTTTATCTTCAAAGGTTTCCACAACAGCTTTCCATGTATAGCCTTTTAATTTAAAGATTTGTTCGGCACGTTTGACTCCAATTCCTGGCACACCACTGTATCCATCAGTGTTGTCACCAGCCATTGCTTGTATTAAATGCCATCGAGCACCCTCTTCTGGTGTGATGTTGACAGTCTCTTTAAAGTCATACAACTTACCAGCGATCTGTCTCATATCTTTGTCGGGTGAGACAATAATATTGTCAGGATATTTTGTGGCGTAGATACCTAATGCATCGTCCGCTTCTAATCCTTCTTTGATAATTACTTTATATTTTTTCTTTAATTCCTGTATCACCCTTTTGAATCCACAGGGCTTTTTTCGTTGCCGATGACCCTTGTATTCGGGGTAAATTTTTTTCCTAAAATTATTAGGACTTGTGAAGAATAAAATCATCTCATCGTCAAATGAGCCTAATTCGTTTTGTATCTTATCTAAATCTCTTTTTACGCATTTCATGGCGTCAGAAAAGTTAGAAGTTACAACAATTACATCTTCTCCAAAATTTAATTCTGATTCTGCTGATGCACAGCATTTATAGACTATGTAATCGCAATCTATTAATAATTTCATTTCCAAAAATCCTCCCAGCCTTTAGGTTCTCGTAAAGGATGCCAATACACTTCTTCAGTAATTGGATTAACGCAAATCATGTATATGTGGTCTGGAATTGTATTAATGTCAACGCGGTAATACTCGTCTTTATACCTGTTAGTGTCTGCTTTAATATCACAGAAAATAACCTCAGATTGATTATTTTTTGCAAGTACTATATCTGCACTGCCAACTTTAAAAGCATTAGGATATACTTCACAGTCTTTTTTTCCAGCTTTATATCGAACTAATAATTCGTATATATCGCCAGATCTAGTTTTATTTCTCATAAATTAATGTACTTCTGCCCAAGAATTTCCATGCTTTGCATCTGCGGAAATTGGACATCTAAGGTTGTAATATTCTCCTGCTAATTGGGCGGATACTTGTAATCCATACCTTGTAGCAATGATTGATTTTGATTCGCATTCAAATTGCAATTCGTCATGTACGAATGCCAATTGATGAGTGTGGACATTGTTTTTAGCAAACAAATCGTTAGCTATAACCATCCAACGTTTCGCTACGATTCCAGCCGAGCACTGAAGCAAGTAGTTCAGTCCTTTGTGCGGTGAATCGACCAGCACCCTTCTTCCGTCACATGCCAGCAAGAACCCTGAAGTAGACCTAGCTGCCACCGCTCCCAAAAGTTCAGATAATCCTTCGATTGCAGCGACGTAAGCTTTTCTAATTTCTTGTCCCTTTTTTTTGGCTTGCGCGGGTTGTAAAGAGTTATCATATGATTCTCCTATTTTTTGATTTCCGGCACCGTACAAAAATGCATAAGTTACAGTTTTGACTTGCCTTCTGCTGATGCCTATTTTTTTAGCGTTAACTTCGTGAATATCGTCGTTGAGTAATATGTCGGCATATCGACCTCCGTCATATCTGCCTAAATAATGGGCAAGCATTCTCAATTCGATTCCGGCTAAATCTGCCCCAACCATAGTCATACCAGGGGATGCAGTAAATAGTTCTCTAAATTCTTTTGAAGCTGGAACTTGCGCTAAGTTCGGTTTACGATGAGCACATCTAAATGTGTTCGTACTAACCGAGCAATGGTGGTGTATCCGACTGTTACCAGTAACAAGCCTGTTCCATGCGTTCACGCCTTCGGATATCATTCCAAGCTTCTTTTTTATCGTCAAACATTTGGCACATTGTAGCGAGAAGGGAATATTTATCTCCGTCAATATAATCTCGTCGATAATTGGTTTCCCAGTCGTAGTGGTCTTGGTCAGTTTGACATTCAAACGATTCGTAAGAATCCATGCTATGTGATCTCGTGATGTTGGGTTAAATTCTTTTAGTCTTTGGAACTCTGCTCCGGCTTTATATCCTTGTGTAGAGTTATCTCGTTTAGGAGTGAACATCGCTCCTCCAATGAGAGTCCATTGGTTCCGAAGTACTTCAGTAAGTTCTTCCATCTCTCTTCGGAGATATGACTCAAGTTCGAGAGCTTTTTGTTCATTAAAGTACCATCCATGTATTTCTTGTTTTGTTAATATCTCTGCGACTCGGTGCTCTAGCCGACACGAGTCAGATAAGGGCGGAAGTGTTCGCATAATTTAGTTGTTACTTGTACGTCTTGGACGCAATAATCTTGCATTTCTTGTGACCATTCTTGCCAGTCACTTGTCTTACCAAAGTCTCCTTTATATTCTCCGAGTCTGTATCCGTAAGCTTCTAGGGAATGTCGTCCATATAGTTGTAATGGCATTCTTGCTACATTTCTCTTCTTGTCTATATCAATCATGTTTGGATGATACAGCCTAGATAAAATAAGAGTATCAAGAACATCCCCGTCATACTTAAACCAAGGATAAGTTTTCCGAAGAACAGGTAGATCGTAGCCAATAATATTATGACCAGCAATGACATCAGCAGAGGTGAGCCAATGTAAAGCTTCCGTGATCGGTGGGCAGTTACCACCTCGATTGTTAAATACGAAGGTTTCTTCTTTTTGGGAGTCGTAGATGGCAATGCAATGTATCTCAGATACGTCATGTAATAGTCCGTTAGTTTCGCAGTCAAACACGAGCATTTGGTTTTCCTGCATAGGTTTTGTCCTTAAACTTTGCTTTCTTTTTTGCTTGTTTAGTGGGTGGGTTTGGTTTCTTTATCTCAGAAGTCTGTGCTGGGATTGAAAACTGTGTTCGTAGTTTCATTAAATTTACAGGTGTCTTTGTTGTACTTCAGTGATGCAGCCACGCCTGTCTCTCCTGAATATCTATTTTTTAATACTCGTAAAGTTGCAATATCATCTTCCGATTGTTGATCGCGCTCTAATGCAAGAACGGTATCCGAAAGCTGAGATATAGCCTGGCTTCCTCGTAATTGTCCTAATGAAACTTTTGCTCCATCAGTGTGGTCTTTATCTGTTTGAGTTCTTCTTAAATGTGATACAAGAAATAAACTTATTCCTGTTCTTTCTACTAATGCCCTTAACTTAGACATCGTGATATCAATCATGCGTCTTTCATCACCTTCTAATCCGGACAATAATATAGACAAGTGGTCGAGGAATATGATTTTGATATCCAATCCCAATGCCATGTATTCAATTCTGTTGTAGATGATGTCGGGAGATAAACTACCGAAATGATCGTATAAATAAAGATTCCAATTGCTAATAGTCGTATCATATGCGTCCTGTAATACATCATGTTCGTGTTCTCCCAGATGCAATGCTTTACCCACTGCAACTGACATAAGACCAAGAGCTGTACGTCTGTTAGATTCCTCTAATGCTATATAGCCAACACGTTCCCCTGAATTTAATAAATCAGTAGCTAACTGACGACAAAACGTAGATTTACCTTGTCCTGTACCAGCAGTTATAGTTGTCAATTCGCCGTAGCGAATACCGTGTGTTTTATCTTGTAGTCCTTCTAAGTTATATTTGTGATCGCATGGTGGGCTTGGAGTAGTTACTAATTCTAATAACGATTTTCCATCCACAATACCATCAGGAGAATAAGGTTTCGCATCCCAGATCGCGCGGCGTATAGCTTCCGCGTCGTTGTTCTGTAAAGCGTCACTGGCATCTTTGTAAGGCTCCGCCAAATGAGCAATTTTAACTGTCCCTTGTGGTAAGAGATCAGCCACTTGCTCCGTCGCTTTTCGCCCTGCGTCATCTTTATCAAAGAATAAGATGATCTCCTCATACCCTTGTAAAAAAGGTATTTGTTTTTGAATGTCTTTTTTGGCACCCGCCGCACCGTGAGGTAAGGATACCATCGGCCATTTATCCATGGCTTCATAGCAGCTAGCGGCATCTAGTTCTCCTTCCGTGATAACAATCCTTTTACCTTTATTAGGAAAAAGATGCTGACCAAAAAGAGTATTTGTAGTTTCGCCTTCATACTTAAAGTCTTTGGATTTAGTTTTTACTTTGAACCCTTTAAGACGTCCATTGCTGTCAAAATAAGGGAAGCGTAAGTATGATTCGTCTCGGTATATTTTGTATAGTTGGCATACCTTTTCGCTAATTCGTCGTTTTTGCAGCCTTTGGGCTGATCCTTTGAAGTTAACATCTGTGTGCATTTGTTGAGTGTGTTGATTATCGCCAGCTACATATGTCTGGCATGCGAAACAGTAGCTGTGTCCATCCGTGTACACGCTATTAGCGTCGGATGAACCACAAGTACTACATGGTTCGTGTCTTATAAATTCCGATTCAGACATAGTTAATATTTAATGTCAGACGATATGAGGAATCTGATGTACTGGTTGAATGATGTTTTTCATTTGCATCAAAAAATGCAATTCTGTTGGCAACACTTTCAACTTTCGTACCATCAATAAATCCTGTAAAACCATTACATGTATTCAACATCAACAACGCACCACGTAATGCTGGTTGTTCACT